GGACCCTTTGGTGCTTAAACGCATCGATAGACTTAATCGTCGAAAAGGTCTCCTAGTTGCCACCTCGGAACCTCGCGCAAGCGATGTTCTAGAAGGCTTCTTTGGATGGACACCTCTCGTCGTTGATATCCAGGATGCCCTGGGTGCCATCGGCCGTGAGCCGAAAAGCTCGCAGTGGATTAGCGTCACCCAAAAGGGTGCTGACGCTTGGGCCTCACGAAGTTCTAATGCACAGTATGGGCTCGACGCTTTAACGCAGTCTGAAACGAAAGTTTCAGTCTGTGTGAGCGGCGCGGCTAATATTGTGTCTCAAAACCTTCATGTGGCAAATCGGTTAGGTGTGCTTAACCTACCCGGTGTGGCTTGGGACCTAGTTCCCTGGTCATTCGTAGTGAACATGTTCACCAATATGGGCCAGATCGTTAATTCGATCACCGACTTCGTCGGGGTTAATATGGATAACGGTTCTGCTACGTACAGTGCTCTTAGTAAAAGCACGTTCCTTCAGACAGGGCTTAAATCACATACTCCGCGGGATTTCCGTGGGTATTTTCGAATGTCTTACTCAACTAAGCGCCGGATTCGAACTCTAGGGATTCCAACCCCTAGTTTTCAATTCCGAACGCCTAACTTGGATATGGGCCTTGCAGCGATAGCAATATCGTTGCTGGTCCAAAGAACTTCGAAATGGAATAAAGCCTTATCCTCAATCGTAACTTAGGTTACATCCTTTCTATTAGGAAACAAACTCATGCCAGCAGCAGTTGACCTCGTGATCGCAAACGGTTCCGCCGTGAACAAGACCTTCTCCCTTTACACTCCCGCCGCTGGTGACAATTCTGTCGCCATGTGGAAGTTGAAGGAAGGAGCCATCTCCGCGGTGTTCCCAACGATCTCGGTCCTTGCCCGTGCCACAGGAAACAAGGCTCGGAAGACACAACACAAGATTCGCGTTCCGTCGTCTTACGTCGACGTATCCTCGGGTCTCACGCAAGTGGGATCTTCGGTGGACGCTGTCTTGGATGTGACTATCCCTGACGATTTTCCTGAAGCTGGGAAGGGCGACGCAGTGGCGTTTATCGCCAACTACGTGAATTCAGTGCTTGCGAAAGCTCTGATTCGTGACGCTCTCCCGGCGACCTAAGTAGTCGTTAGATTGCTTGAGGCACAAACATGAATCATCAAATGATGCGTGTCATCAACCGCCTAGCGGATGATGTGGGCACTCCCCGGGCCTTAGCTGTGAAGCTAATGGCGAATGCGGGAGAGTGGGCTGAGCTTCAAAAGCTCAGGTGTAGACCTTCTGACTATCAAGATGTTGGCGGTCTCCCTAGCGTAACAACGCCTGGGGCCGAGTCATACTTTCGTGATAATCTCATTACTGAGATTCTCCGTAAGTGTGATCTACCTTCATCTGTAGACAAGGAGGCGGCAGCTGTACAGACATTTCTTGATTGTGAGGTCAAGAACTGTACTACGAACGCACGACTTTCTCGGTACTTGCCCGATCAGCTCCTTTTGGAGCCCGCGGACGTACCCGTCTATGAGTTCATCACTCGTTGGCGTAAAGAAGTTGGTTATGTGTTTGGAAATCTACCGGACCATCTACACCCCCGTTTTTCGGGGGGAGCCACGTTTGCCGACACGGGAAACTTGACAACAATTCCCGACAAGATGTCGAGCGCTCCAACGATTTACAAAGAAACCCGTGACCTCTTGCCACATTGGCATGAGACGTCATGGTCTCGCAGTCTTGTGAAAGACCGCCCTTCTTTGTCGAATCCACTTACTGTCCGTGGAAACATTTTCTTTACGGTACCCAAGGATGGAACAAAATTCCGTGGGTGCTGTAAGGAGGCTTCGATACCGATTGTCTATCAACTAGCAGTCGGAAAACTATTGAAGTCGTGCCTACATAGGATAGGAATTGATCTTAAGTCAGGTCAGGATTATCACAAGGGAGTCGCGAGACTCTCAAGTGTGCGTCGTGATCTAGCTACGATCGATATGAGCAACGCCAGCGACACTTTGTGTCGTGTCCTGGTCAGTCTCCTCGTAAGAGGTGACTGGCTGGAGTTGCTCAACTCCCTACGTGCTACGCATACAAGGCTTAATGGCAGATGGTACAGATTGGAAAAGTTCTCCTCAATGGGGAATGGCTTCACATTTGAACTTGAAACCATTATCTTTGCGAC